TATCATATGCAGATTGATGCATCTCAGATAATAGCTCACTCAGAAACTCTTCTGTTTCTAATTCAGCAGACTCTGACACAGAATAATTGGCAAAACCATCGGCAATTGCCATCTGTTCAATTCTGCGATCTAATGGAAACTCTATGACATTGCTCATAGTACTATTTATACTGTACTATAACTAAACATTGGACCTTGATCTGGCGGCAATGCCCTCTCAGTAATTTGATTCTTCATCGAAGTTAATAATGCTGTCCACTCTGGCTTTCTATTGTTCCAACTATAAAAGGTATCAGTATACACTTTCGTTGGTGTAGTGTTCAACTTCATAGGCTGGAAATTCTCAATAGTAATGTCTAGCATATTGTAAACAGCTGATGCGTGCGAGCTTGGATTCTCATGATACTGATACATGTTTGTCCAGTGTGACGCAGTCTCGAAAATACCACCATAATTAGAATGCACGCAGATATTACTAGCAGACATCGCTTCCATTAAACATAAACACGATGTCTCTTGCCATGTAGTAGGATAAGCAAAGATATGTGATTTTTTCAATGCTTCGCGAATTACATCATTTGGCTGTGTGCCATGATTTGTTACACGATCATTCTTTTCTAACTGAGCAAACACATCTTTGTAGTCGTTATCACGTTGATCCCAACCGTATAGCTTAAATGATGAATATACGTCGAGATAGATGTTGTCATATTTTTCACACAGTTTATCGAATACAGGTGTCAGAATATTTAAACCCCGATGAGGTGTGGTGTGATAGATCAAATTGATCTTATCATCTTCCTTCTCATGATCTTCGATCGGGTCAATGAAGTTACGTAGTACTACACACTGAGATGGATTGAGACCATAACGAGCCATATATCCTTGCATCTGCCAGTGTGATACGAACACATATTTGTGGAACTTTAATTTACCACTATCAGTACTGAGAAACTCTGACTCAGGATCGCCTGGTAAGTCATGGGCCCAGAATATTCTGATCTTATCTTCGTCTAATTCTCTGACACGAGAAGAAACAATTTGAAATTCACTGAGTAGATCTTTATCCATCCTCTCTGACAATTTTAATGTCAGTTGTTCAGTACCACCCATAGATTTTTGATTTGTTTCATTACGAAGAAACTCTCCACCTAAAATCTCAGCCATTCTCACGATCCTTGATCAAATTGTCAGTTCGTACTGGTCGTACATCACCGTAATTACCTCTGTGTGTTTTTGTCTTGTGACGAAACAGACACAGCGTATAATTATTGTCTTGCTTACCCATCGGATAAACGATTTCACGAGTCTTCTTGACTCTCCACACATCTAACATTACAATCCACTCTCCAAATATAACATCAAGTCACCAATGTATTGATTATTGACTACTGCAAATGGAAACCCTTCATCTTTAATTTTAGGATATATTTGCTGTAGTACTTTACGTGAAATGTCTGTATCAACTTCAATCAGTTCGCATTCGATACCTTTTTGTAGAACAAACATTTTTAACATCTCACAAGGCGGACAACCATCTTGTGTGAATACGACTATGTGTCTTTCTTCTTCAGCCATTTTCCGTTTATCTTTCCGCCAATAAATTCGTTGTAGTATTCTTCAGTCAGTAATGCTTCGCATCTGATCTGATAATCCATTTCCCAGTATGCGCATTCTGTTTTTGTTTCGCATAACTGTACAACATACCTTTCGAACTCTGCACCATTGGCGAGTTCATCTTTCAGTTGTTGATTTGATCCGTAGTATTTTTTCCAGTCTGACTCGACTAATGATCTTCTCTTTCGTTTCTTACCTTTGAGAGGAGGTAGTGTCTTCTTACTCCAGAAAAACTTCTTACCAATATATTTGCGTTTAGTTTCTTTATTAATTAACAAATATACCATACCATAATAATCTTGTACATGCTCACTTTCGAGGGCCCAACCTTCTAGTAGATGTATCCAAGGATTTTCATAACTTGCAGTAGTTAACGACGACATTCCCTTCGTGGAAGATTCTTTTTGATTTGGCAAAACTGTCATTCCACCTTTGTTCGGCGAATAGTTTATCTTCAATGATCACTCGACCTATACCAACCTGTACTACGCCTTTCGCACATTCATGGCAGATAGGTAATCCATACACATAGAGATGAGAACCTTTCAATGAAACTCCATTCTCTACAGCATTATATATACAATTCATTTCAGCGTGTACAATTAAGTCGTATTTTTGTTCGCGATCATTGAGTCTTTCCTCAGTATCCATTATACCTTTCGGAAACCCGTTATATCCTGTGGCGAGTATATTACGATTACTACCAACCGCAACTGCACCTATCTGCTTTGATGGATCTTTTGACCACGTAGAAATATGTTGTGCTAACGCTAGAAACTTACGATCCCATGCTGTACTAATTGCATCTCTCACCACTCTAACTCCATATCATCATCATATTCAAATTGTTGGTCATCTATTGCCGCGCTGCATATAGGACAATACTCAATAGGCATTTCTTCATCATCAAAATTAGATTGACGAATGATCACATCGCATTTTACTTCGCACGATTTGCAATTAATCGTCTTCTTGTACATTCGTTCTATCCTTATAGTATGCTACAGAAATAAAAATAGGACCTAGCCAACCATGATCTGGTGTAAATCTATTTTTGATGTGATAACGTATGCTGTATCTATCAGAAGAAAATTCATCTACTATGTTCAAATTTTGTATGTGTCTTGCTTCAAGCGATCCAATAGTAGATTGTATAATGTCATACATAAAATGATTTTTAATGTGATAGAAAAATATTGGATTATAGGAATAATAGCCGTGTTCAAAAACAGAATTGTATGGTACTACATGTAGAATATACGATTTTTCTTTCGATATATTTTCTACAGCTTCCATAAATTTTATTTGATCGAGTATTCTATCTGACGAATGACAATTAAAAATAAAGTCATAACACTTTCCGCTGGTAGACCATTCATCTATATCATTAATATTAACTACGTCTATATCTTCATATCCTAAAAATTCATAGAATTCTTTTACTGATTGAGGTTTTTCATTAATATTTTCAAAATCTAGCAATTCTCTGATTACTTTGTAATCTTGTAGACCATCAGCACCAATATGTAATATAGAACGAGTTTTATTCACGTTTGCTGGAGCTCGAAAGTGTTCCTTATATAGTTCAGCAAAAGCGTTAACTGCATAATCAAACATCAAAATGAAAAGTCCTTGAATGTGTCGTCGTCTAGATCTTTCTTAATACCACCTACAATATACGAGGTGATTTCTGTTTCTTGTGGTGCAACTTGTACTTCAGCACCGCTAATCCACTTCTGTGTCCATGGCAACGGATCTGATCCTCCTCGCTCATTAGAGAGGCCAATGGCATACATACGCTTATTACCTAACCACTCCACATACTCACCCAAGAGCTCAGCGTTCAGACCAATCATCGAACCTTCTTTAAATAGATATTCAGCCCATGCTTTTTCTTGATCGAGTACATCACGAAAAATTTGTTTCACTTCATCTTGTGTATCTATAGCAATTTGGGCATAGATTGGATCTTCTTTCGGTAACAGCTTAATCAATTGTTGAGTAGAAGCCATGTGCACGTTCTCATCTCGTGCGATGAACTTAATAATCTTTGCATTGCCTTCCATCTTCTTTAGCTCAGCAAATGCCCAACTACATGCGAATGACACATAGAAACGAATACCTTCGAGAGCGTTCACAGCATTCAAAGCCAACCACAGATTTTTCTCGCTTGGATTCTCTGCAAGATTATCGTAGTACTTAGAAATGGACTTGGCGCAATCAACGATTTCCTGAATATCCAACATCTCGTCAAATACTTTAGAAGGATCTGAATATACATTACGAATGATATGTGTATAAGATCGGGAATGGATGGTCTCGCTGAAGGCCCATGTCACGAGCCAGTTCTCAAGTTCGGGTAACGAACACAAAGGCATGAACGTCTCAACGGGACCTCGCCCTTGTACTGAGTCGAGCAAGATCTGACGCTTCAGATTGCTAGTAAAGATATGTTGTTCGTGTTGAGTAAGATTCTTAAAGTCTTTGCTATCACGTGTAACGTCGACTTCTTCGGGACGCCAAAAGAAACCGAGCTGCTTGTCGGTCAGTGTCTCGAAGATACGATAACGTTGCTTGTCATATCGTGCAATGTTTACACGCGGACCAAAAAATGCTGGTTGTGTTGTAAAATCTATTTTTTCTGTATGAAAAACTGACATTTGTGTTATCCAAAAAAGTAGTTAATAAGGCCTGAAAACAGGACGATACCGATTACACCATTCAATAGAATCAATGCTCGGTCTCTCCACATGTAGGATACAACAAACCATCCACATGCGCCAATCCATGACAATAACATGTCAATCCAAATCAATTCAGGTACACCTGATGCCCGTACTGAAATGGCTCCTAATATAATTATGCTTGATGCCCATTTAATATACCAGTCAATGGTATTTTTGGGTGTTACTGATTCAAATACTTGATCGTGTGCTTCTGCAATTTCATGTAATTCATCAGTTGTTAGATTGCTGATCTCTTCTTCGCTTAGCGACTTTCTTTCTGTGTCTATATCGCTCATTATCTTCTCTTACTCTTGTATAATCTTCTAATGCTTCTTTGTAATTTTGATCGAACTTCACATAATCATCTTTCAATATGTCAAGTTCTTCTTCTTTTGTCTTGTAGCTCCACTCGTCTGTGTGACCTACACTCCACTTTGGTTCAGTCTCTACATGATAGTTTTGTGTACAGACTTTAAAGTCGGGTGTTAGTGGTTCGTCAATCGTTAGACTTGAGTCTCTCCAAATAATTCGATTATTGGGTTGAGCGGCAAACTGACCATTCTGCAATTGAATGATGTTGAATGACTTGTGCTCTGGATCAAACTCACTAAAATTCTCGTTGAGTATGTTCTTGTCTGCATGACAATTATCTATTGTAAACAGATATTCACCTTCATGAAACTGTTTATCTTTGCCGAAAAACTTACAACTTGACAGAAGTGGTTTCTGGATAACAGTTATATGATAGTCGAAGCAATCCCACAACTGTAATGTATCAAGTGGCAGATCGTAATCAAGATCTGTCTTCCATACAAATGCAGAAAGAGGTAGCTTATCGAACAATGCGCCATAATCTGTAAGCAGTGTTTCGAAGTAAAGTGCTTTACCAGTTACAGATTTGACTGATGTCCAAACACCAGGTGTAAACTCGCCATGGCCGTATTCGAGATCATAGAGATACTCTTTACGGACCATGACTGGGATTGGTGGTAGATTATGTACTAAAAATGCCATTAGATCTTACAGGCGTCACAGTCGTCGGGATTACTGAGATCACATACTGCAGGTTCTTCTTCAAGTGGTGGATCACGTTCGTCTGTGATTTCGCCAGCTCCGTCATAAGTGTTGTTGTAGTAGAGTTGCTTGCCACCATACTTATAGAACATCAACATATGTTGCATCATGAGTGACAGCGGAATTTTCTCTTCATCATAGTGCAGAGGATTGTAGCTAGTATTCACCGAGATACCTTGATCGATAAACTTCTGTAATACAGCCATAATCTTGAGATAACCTTCAGGCGACTTTTGATCCCAAAGTAAATCATACTTATTCTTGAGTCGGCCAATCTGAGGTACAACTTGCTTCAGCACACCGTCTTTTGATTGCTTCACAGAGATGAGCGAGCGAGGAGGTTCAATACCATTCGTGCTATTACTAATCTGCGCAGACGTTTCAGCAGGCATCAATGCCATCAGTGTTGAGTTACGAATACCAACTTCTTTAAGCAGACTGCGTAACTCGTCCCAATTCATCTTATAATCTGGCTTTGCCAACTCGTCAACTGTTGTCTTGTATGTGTCGATAGGCAATATAGCGTCATGATACTTGGTTTCGTCAGACTTCAAACATGCACCCTTCTCAGCAGCAAGTACAGCAGATGCTTGAATCAAATAGTATGACCATGCTTCCGCATACTCGTGTACCAACTCAAGGTTTGGATCTTGATAGTTAGTGTCATTCTTTGCTAGCCAATGTGCAAAGTTGATGATACCAACGCCGAGGGGTCGACGATTCATAGAGCCCACAAACGCGGCCTTGACAGGATAGTCTTGATAGTCGAGCAATGCATCGAGAGCTCGAACAGCCAATTCACAAGGTAGTGCAAAGTCAGATGGTTTCTTAACATTACCCCAATTGATAGCTGCCAGAGTACACAGACTGATCTCACCATTCTCGTCATGTAAATCATTGAGTGGTGTAGTCGGCAGATTGATTTCGCAACAGAGGTTCGACTGACGAATAGGTGCAAGCTCTTTCTTAAATGCACCATGATCATTAGCGTTATCAACGTTCATCAAATAGATACGACCAGTGTCCTTGCGTTCTTGCATAAACGCAGCGAAGAGATCGCGAGCAGGTACAGATCGCTTCATAATAGAAGTCTTACGCTCATACTTCTCATACAAATCACGGAACTTGTCAGTGTCAGTAAAGAATGCTTCATACATATCTTTACATTCATGAGGTGAGAACAACGTGATGTCTTCACCTTTAACTAACCGTTCGTACATCACTTGGTTGAACTGTACACCGTAGTCCATATTACGGACACGATTTTCTTCAGTGCCTTTGTTGTTCTTCAGTACAAGCAGATCTTCTACTTCGAGGTGCCAGATGGGGTAATATATAGTTGCCGCCCCACCACGGACACCGCCTTGAGAACAAGACTTAACAGCACTTTGAAAGTACTTAAGAAAAGGTATGATGCCAGTATGAGAAGTATCACCATTGCGGACAGCGGAACCGAGAGCACGTATACGGCCAGCTCCGACACCGATACCGGCTTTCTGTGAAACATATTTAACGATCGAACTTGCCGTTGCATTGATAGAGTCCAGTGAGTCATCAGTCTCGATAAGTACGCAAGACGAGAACTGTCGTTGAGGCGTTCGTACTCCCGCCATAATTGGTGTAGGCAGACTAATATCAAAATTGCTGAGTGCATTGTATAGCTTTACAACCCAGTCCATTCTGTTCTTTTCGTAATCTGCAAACAGTGTCATAGCGATACACATCATCGCCATCTGTGGTGTTTCAAAGATTTCACCAGTCACTCGATCTTTGACAAGATACTTACCACGCATTTGTTCCATTGCGGCATAAGTCAATGCAAAGTCGCGATCATGGTCAATCTTTGTATCGAGAAACTCAATGTCTTCTCGACTGTATTTGTTCATAAGCACACCATCGTATCGACCGAACGAAATGTTCTCGATGATATGTTCTACTAAAGAAGGCGGATCGAACTTACCATAGACTTCTTTGCGCAGCCCATAATTGATCAGACGGCCTGCTACGTATTGGTAGTTCGGTG